ATTAAATGGTATGCTTAAAGGCTTAACAGATGCTGGGGTTATAAATAGACTTGGAAGAGGAGGTGAAGTTGAAGTAGCTCCTGAACCAGGTGAAGAACAACCAGAAGATGTAACAGGCCCAGAAGCATTGTTTATTGGTAGTGGTAATCCATTATCACAATACTTCGATGATGAACCTAATGACGATGGTTCTGAAGATTTCAATGCTGAGGAAGAACCAACAATAGCAGCTGCTGGAACAGCACCAACATCAACAGCTAGTATGTCTGATGAAGATTATGAAGCATTTATGGAATATACTAAATTAGCTGATCGTTTAGCTGCTACTAAATCTAATATATTAAAAATGAAGCGTAGCAGAGGTGGTAGTGCCGCTGGTGATATTAGAGATACAACTGGAGGAACAGAATTAGCTCGTTTACAAGATCTTAAAAAATCATTACAAGATAAGATCGATGCATTAGTAGCAGGATCAAATTATCTTAAAAAGCGTACAGGTCAATCAACAATAGAAGAACCAATTGAAACTCCTGAGGAAGAAGATGAAACAATAGATGAAGCATTTGATAGGGAATATGAATTAAGAAAATTACAATTCTATGCTGGGATCATTAAGTAAGTATATTAAGCCCACTTTATACATTATTGGTGGTTTTGTGCTATTATATGGTATTACTTGGATATTTACTCGTCAACCACAAATGCCAACTGAATATAAAGCTGCAATAGATTCATTAACAAAAGCTAATGCTGTTTTAGCTGAACATCAAGCTAAATTAGACAGTACTATTAATGTATATGAAGCTGAAGTGCAAAAGGTTGACTATGAAATAAACCATATCAAAGAAAAGACTACAGTAGTAAAAGAATACCACCATGAAGTGATACAGCAAGTTGATCATTACGATGCAACTCAAGTTGATTCGTTTTTTAAAACAAGATATAACTACTAATGAAACAGTTACTAACAATCATATTTCTAGTATTAGCTACAGTAGGTAAAGCACAAGACACTATCAAAATACCAACTCCTATTGCACGTCAAATCGCTAAAGACTTAACAATATGCGACAGCACCAAAGCAGTACTTGAGTTAACTAAAGAACAACTTGTATTAACTGAAGATAAAGTTGTATTGAAAGATAGTATCATATCATCATTCAAAGATAAATGCGCTACATACGATACAATGCTTGCTAATGAAAAACAGAAGTTTGAAGTACAAGGAGCATGGGTAAAAGATTTACGCAAAGAAAATAGAAAACTAAAAGTAAAAGTATTATACACTAAAATATCAATGAGCGCTATTATTGGCTTTCTAGGATATTTATTAATAAAATAATAGAATGAAGCAAATTAACGAAATCAAAAGAATGCAGCAATTAGCAGGATTAATTAAAGAATCACAATTAAACGAAGTTAGTGACGATGATAAAGCATTAGGAATATTATTCCACCCAAGTGAGGATGGATTTGACTGGGATGAAAATGCTATGGATAATCTTGTTAAAGATATGGGATACGAAGATTATGAAGAAGTAGCAGGTGAAGTAATACATTATACCTCTCCTGGTGATGAAGATGAAATGAATATGTTTAGACACTTAACAGGTAATCCTAACCTACAACCAGAAGATATTACTATAGGAATGTATAAACAAGTTATAGAAAAAGAATTTCCTGAGAAAAGTATATAAAATAATCGTCCTGCTACCATAGGACTGCCTATCTAGACCATAGGTGCACACCCAACCGCAGGTTGGGTTTTTTCTTGTATATTTATATATATGGTATCCACTAAAATATATTTGGTAGAAAACATAGAACCTGGTACTAACAAAGTTTACATAGGTAAAACTAAAAACGATGATAGATACTATGGACATCAATCTAAATATGGTTTACAAATTAAATATACTGTAATAGATGAAATACAATCATTAAATCATAGTGACTGGGAGCCATTAGAAACATATTGGGTTGAGCAATTTAGGCAATGGGGTTTTGACGTAATAAATAAACGTAAAAAAGGTGGAAGTGGTCCTATTTCACATACTGATGAAACTAAGCAAAAAATACGTAAAGGTAAAATAGGACATAAATGTTATAATAGTATAGAAAGAAGCAATAAAATTAAAAAAGCACTTCAAAATCACTCAGAACATTACACCGAAGATGTTATCCAAAAAATGAAAAAACCTAAACCAGAAGGTTTTGGAGCTTTAATAAGTGCTAAAAAGAAAGGTAAACCTAGACCAGATATAAAAGGAAGGGTAAGTCCTAATAAAGGTAAAACAAAAATAAAATGAGTAATCAACAAGCAGACATTAAAGAAATAATTAAGCAGGAATATATTAAATGTGCAACTTCACCAACCCATTTCTTTCGCAAATACTGCTATATTACCCACCCTACCAAAGGTAGAATACTATTCCATCTTTACCCATTCCAGGAAAAAGTACTAAACGATTTTAGAGAACATCGTTTCTCCATTATTAATAAATCACGCCAGTTAGGTATATCTACTTTATCAGCTGGGTTTGCTTTATGGACGATGCTATTTAATAAAGACAAAACAGTACTTTGTATAGCAACAAAGCAAGAAACTGCTAAAGGTATGGTTGAAAAAGTACAGTTTATGTACAATAATCTTCCAACATGGCTTAAAGGTAATAAACCAATATCAGACAATAAACTATCACTCAAATTATCAAATAACTCACAAATTGTAGCTACATCAGCTGCATCAGATGCAGGTAGATCTTACGCCGTATCTTTATTGCTAATAGATGAGGCCGCGTTCATTGAAGGTATTGATAAAATATACACGAGTATCAAACCAACAATTGCTACTGGTGGAGGAATTATTGCATTATCTTCTCCAAATGGTATTGGTAACTGGTTTCATAAAACATATACTGAAGCTCAAATTGGTAAAAATGATTTCTACCCAATAGAGCTAAAATGGAATTTACATCCTGATAGAGATGAGCAGTGGGAAGTGACAGAGCGTGCAAATATGTCACCACGTGAATTTGCTCAAGAATATGATTGCGACTTTTTAGGATCAGGTAATTCAGTTATTGAACCAGATAACTTATCCTTTTATGAACAAACCTTTATACAAGATCCTGTTGAGCGCCGTTTCATGGGTGGTGATTTTTGGATTTGGCAGTATGCTGATTATGGCCGCAATTATATCATTAGCGCTGACGTTGCTCGCGGAGATGGCTCAGACTACTCAGCGTTTCATGTCATTGATATTGAAGCATGTGAACAAGTTGCTGAATATAAATCACAAATAGGCACCAGAGAATATGGTAATATGCTAGTATCAGTAGCAGCGGAGTATAACAACGCTTTACTGGTAGTAGAAAACGCAAACATAGGCTGGGACGTAGTAAATACCATTATTGAAAAAGGTTATCAAAATTTATATTATTCTCCTCGCGCTTATGGTGAATTAAATATTGATAAATGGATGGCTAAAGTAGGATCAGATCAAACTGTTCCTGGCTTTACCACATCAGCTAAAACAAGACCACTTGTTGTCTCCAAAATGGAGGCGTATATTCGAGATCGACATTTCGTCTTTCATTCTAAGCGTTTGCTAGAAGAGCTACGTGTGTTTATATGGCAACACGGTAAAGCACAAGCACAAAACGGTTACAATGATGACTTAGTAATGGCATTAGGAATGGGGCTGTTTACTAGAGATACTGGTGTAAAATTCCACCAACAAGGTATGGATATTACTAGAAGAGCTATTGATGGTATATCTAGTACTACACAAGGTTATAGACCTTCACTACCTAGTGGACAACCAAACCCATATATAATAGATACTCCCCACGGTCCTGAAGATATTACGTGGATATTCTAAATGATAAATATTTATTGACACAATAGAAACAAAAATGGCTGAACAAAATACAGGCTTATTTAGTAGATTAAGACGCTTATTCTCAACTGACGTAGTCATTAGAAATGTAGGTGGTAATCAACTAAAAACAATAGACGTAGATCGTATTCAAGCATATGGTAATGTAAAAACCAATGCTCTTATAGATAGATTCACCAAGCTACATCGCTATGGCGCTAATATGCCATATAACCCTACAATGAACTACCAAACGCTTCGTATTCAGTTATATACTGACTATGAAGCAATGGATACAGAATCTATTATAGCTTCTGCTCTTGACATTGTAGCTGATGAAGCTACTCTTAAAAATGAAGCACACGAAGTATTACAAATCCGCTCCTCAGACGAAAATGTACAACGCATCCTCTACAACTTATTCTATGATGTATTAAACGTAGAATTTAATTTATGGTTGTGGATTAGAAACATGTGCAAATATGGTGATTTTTATCTTCACCTTGAAATAGCTGAAAAATTTGGTGTATATAGTGTTACACCACTATCAGTTTATGACATGATTCGTGAAGAAGGTATGGATCCTCAAAATCCATCTTATGTTTGTTTCAAGATTGATCCAATGGTGATCGCGGCTGGTGGAATTAATAGCCGTGTTAAAGATAGGGATGGTAAAATCAAATTTGAAAATTACGAGATTGCCCATTTCCGTCTATTAACAGACGCTAACTATCTTCCATATGGTAGATCATTTATCGAACCCGCTCGTAAAACATATAAGCAGTACGTTTTGATGAAGGATGCAATGTTGCTCCATCGTATTACTCGTGCCCCAGAAAAACGTATATTCTATGTTGATATTGGTAATTTGCCTCCAAATGAGGTTGATGGATACATGGAGCGTTTGAAGCAGAAGATGAAGAAAACACCATATATTGATCAACAAACTGGTGAGTACAATTTAAAGTACAACCATATGAATATCATGGAGGATTTCTATATCCCTCAACGTGGTGCTAATAGTAATACTAAAATAGATACATTAAAAGGCTTAGAATACAACGCGATAGATGACGTAAACTTCCTTCGCGATGAAATGCTAGCAGCTCTCAAAGTACCTAAAGCATTCTTTGGTTTTGAGAAAGATTTAACTGGTAAAGCTACATTAGCTGCTGAAGACATTCGCTTCGCTCGTACAGTAGAGCGTATCCAACGTATTGTTGTTAGTGAATTATATAAAATAGCATTAGTACACTTATATACACAAGGATATGATGGTGCTACTTTAACTAATTTTGAATTATCATTAACAGTTCCATCTATTATCTACGAACAAGAAAAGATAATGCTATGGAAAGAAAAGATTGCATTAGCTAAAGACTTAACAGATAGTAAATTAGTACCTTCAGATTGGATTTATGATAATATATTCCAATTCAGCGAAGATCAATATGATGAATTGCGCGATTTAGTAATTGAAGACATGAAACGTACCTTCCGCTTATCACAAATTGAAAACGAAGGTAATGATCCTGCTAAATCAGGTAAATCATACGGAACACCACATGATCTTGCTACCCTATATGGTAAAGGTAGAAATGGTGTTGGTGATACTGGTGCTGTGCCTCCTGGATATGATGAAAAACGCCCTGTTGGTCGTCCTGAAGAGAAAGCATCTATTATTGGTACACAAAAACATTCAATGGGTAAAGATAGATTAGGCAATAAAGAAAATTCACCAATATACACAGCAAATATTCCTGATGAAGGTAGTGGCACACCAAAAGGTGGTTCACCATTAGCATTAGCTGAATCATATCGCCACAGAGATGCCTTAAAAGGAATCCCAACAGATATGATAAAAAAGCAAAATCTATTTGAGCAGGAATCCTCATTATTAGACGAAAAAAATATCAAGGACATATAACAGCTACATATTTATAGGTAGTGCATACTATTATATATGAAAATTAAACATAGCAAATTCAAGAATACTGGAATATTATTTGAGTTACTGGTTCGCCAGGTTGCCTCAGATACAGTATCTGGTAAGGATTCAGCTGCTATCAACATAATTAGAAAATATTTTTCTAAATCAGAATTAGCTAAAGAACATAAGCTTTATCAAGCATTAGTTGATTCTAAATCATTAACAGAAGGCAAAGCTGAATCACTAATCAATGCAACTCTTGAAATATCTTCAAGATTAAATCGCTCAGCATTACGTAAAGAAAAATACAATATCATTAAAGATATTCGTGAAACTTATGATTTGGAAGAATTTTTCAAATCAAAGATTAACAATTATTCACAATATGCTGCTGCTTTTAATTTAATTGAAGCACATAACTCACTAGAGTTTGTTGAGCCATCTCAAGTTATTGAAAACAAAGTAACTTTACTTGAACATATTACACGCAAAGAGGTTAATAAAGAAGAGGTAAAGGATCGTGTAATGGAAGAATATCTTTCTATGGATAAGGGTACACGTATTTTAGTATACAAAACACTTCTTGAAAGATTTAATAGCAAATATAGCAATATGTCTAACACACAGAAATCTGTGTTAAAGGAATATATTAATAATATATCTAATACAGTTAGACTACGTGAATTTGTTAATAATCATTTTGCAGCTATTAAAGCTGAATTAAATCAATTAAATAAATCTGTAACAGATAAAACTGTGCAGATTAAATTAAGTGAAGTAGTAAATATATTAAAGCCACTTGATAAAAATCAAAATGTAAAAGACGATAATATTATCGCTTTACTACAGTTCCACCAATTAATAGCCGAATTAAAAGCAACCAAATAATGGATTTAAAAGAATACATTAAATCATTAGTACGTCAACAAGTAGATGAAATGTCTGTTTCGGCCGATGTAGGTGTTCAACCATCAAAAATGGCATTTTCTAAAGGTAAAGGTAAAAATGCCGCTACTAAACAAGCTGAAGAAGAAGGTTGGGAACCCGCTAAAGGTATTAAACCTAAAAAAGTAGTACAAGTAAAACAATTATGGCCGGGTAAAAAGGCTGCTATGCAAGAATCATTAACAAATATAGTTAAAGAAGAATTACTTAACGAAGTAACATACCATAAATTCAAAAACGAAGTTAAATTCCGTACTAAAAATGAACAACTACATAAAGCAATTCGTGAAGTAAAACGTAAATTAGCTGAAATTGATCGTATTGTTGAATACACTTCTCGTATGAAACAAGAGCTAAGTGAAGGTGAAGAAGGATTAAAATATTGGAAAAAAACAGAAAGTAATATAGCAGCTATTTCTGAAATGGTAAACCATTTAAATAATAAAATTAAAAATTTAAATCAATAATGGCTAAAAAAGGTTCAAGCGAAGTTAAAAAAGTTACGTTTGGTAGACGTAAAACAGGAAGTCCAAAAAAATCATATAACAAACATACACCACGCCCTAAAAAATATCGTGGTCAAGGTCGATAAAAATTACAAAACTATGAAAAAAAGTCAATTACGCGAATTAATTAGAGAAGTAATAAATGAAACGCTTTATGCCTTTCCTAATGACGAAGAGGGTGATATAAGAGGAGATGCTGAAAGAACAGGTGAAGATTTTATAGGTAGAGCTGAAGCTAGAAAAATATGGTACGATTCTGGTATGCCTACAAGTACAACTATTGGAACATACGTTGCTGCTCTTAAAAAAAGAGGAATACCTGATGATGATGCTTTAAAACTAGCATTTGCTTGGGATAATATATTTCAAGAAGAATACGACGCTAAAAGACAATCTCGTTACGGAAAAAGAAGATTCTAATTTAATCAATAATATACAATGAAAAGTATTAAACAACAATACATCGATCTACAAGAGGGTAACATGTCACAAGCTAATTTCATGCGTAATTTACGTATGACATTACCTCAATACGTTACCAATGTAACTTCATTTGAAGATTCCGTTCGTATCCTTAAAAATAAGGGTATATTGACCGAAGCTGATGAAAAAGGTAAATGGACTAATACATCTGGTAAGTCAATGTATGATCAATTTAGTGAAATTAATAATCTAAATGGTCAAGAGGTATTGATTGGTATTGATTATGAGATTGAAAAGGATCATGAATTAACTAAGGAAGAAGCCACTAAAATAGTAATCAAAAATCTTAAAAAAGATCCATACTACTATACAACCGCCCTTATGGCTGGTAAAGAAGGATATAAATCAGAATATATTGGTGGAAAATCAGCCCAACCAGAAGCACGTCAAATGCAATATCTTGACAAAAACATGGGTAATGTAATTGACAAGAAAATGGGAATGCAACCAGTAAAAAATGTTGAAAAAGCTAAAAAAGACTCTGATAAAGCTACAGCACAAAAATATAAAACATCCGGCATTGATATAATGTCGTTAGTAGCTAAAACAGTACGTGGTGTAAAGAAAATGGATGCTACTGGTGAAAAAATGAAGAAAGTAACTGTAAAAGAAAATAAAGAAACAACAGACGATAAAAACAAAAAACCAGCTTATAAAAGTATTTTTGATAAACATCGCTCTACTGTTAAGGGTACTAATGCTATAGGTAAGGGTGAAAATCCAAATAAGGAAAAAAGTAAACTTACCAAAGATGATTTAATGGAAATGATTCGTGAAGAATTAAAGGAAATGTTTGACGGAATGGAACCAATGGGTCGTAAAGGACTAGACAACATATAATATATGAAACAACTACTCATAGAACATATTCCCTTTAGTATAGCTAAACTCACACTTACTGAAAGTAAAGGTGGGAGAATGATACTAGAAGGTAAACTACAAGAAGCTGACAGAGAAAACGGCAATGGCCGTAAATATAAATTTGAAACTTTACAGCGTGAAGTTGAAAAATATATTAAAGGTCCTGTAGCTAGTAATAATGCTATGGGTGAATTAGATCATCCTGAATCGTCTGTAATCAATTTATCAAATGTTTCCCATAACATTAAAAAAGTATGGTGGGATGGTAAAGCAGTAATGGGTCGTCTCGAATTATTAAATACACCATCAGGTAAAATAGCAATGGAACTTGTTACTGCTGGTATTCCATTGGGTATATCATCACGAGGTATGGGTTCTGTTAAACAAATTGGTGAAACAGTTGAGGTACAAGATGATTTTGAATTATTATGTTGGGATCTAGTATCAGTACCAAGTACACCTGAAGCATATATGCACCCCGTTGGCAAATTAGCTACAGTAAATGAAAGTAAACAATATAAAACTATAACTAAAGATTATAGTAAAGTAAATTCATTGATAACTGAAATAATTTGTTCACAAACTGGAGTATGCCCACTCTGTTAAATACTTACTTTTATGAAAACAATTGAACAAGTAGTAAACGAAGCTCTACAATCTTACCGCTTATTTGAAAATGAAGAGAACGAATTAACACCAGAACAACTTGCTGTTATTAAAAGTTTAGCAAAATTATCAGAAAATATTGAAGGTGATGATGATGCTAAATTCGAAAAATTAAAGACAACACTTGATAAATTACCTAAAGCAATGCTTACAGCTGCGTTCGTGGCTACATTAATAACATCTTTAGCTAGTTGTAGAACTAGTGGATATGGTTGTAAAGGTAGAGAATCATGGAAAAGTATGGAGAGACGAATTAACAGACCTTACTAAAACTATTTAGCTGATAATTAAAAGCATTTCCTGCTAAATAACTAATGATTAAATTGATTGATATATTAAAGGAAATTGTTGAAGGTAAAGCTATTGAAGTTCCTTCCTCTGAACTAAATAAAATTGATCAACTATATAACTACATAGTTGATAATTTTGAAAAATTACAAAACAGTACTAAAAATAAAAAATATTCTAACGCTATTACTGTTGATCAATCTAAATTTAATAGCTTTAAAATTACACCTATAAAAGGAATTCCAACACAAATTAAAGTATTATTTTACAATGATCCTAATGATGATGCAAGAGCTAGAGCAAATGTAACAAAAGATGTTAGTAAAACTGATACTGAAAGAAAAAGTATATTAATCAATCTAGGACAACCAATAGAAGATTACAATCAATTTAAAACAGCAATTACCCATGAATTAATACATGCTGTAGATCCAAAAACAACTCGTTCTGATATATTTAAAAAATTCTATACAGGGAAAAAATATCTATTATCTAAATTACCTAAAAACTCCAGAGATAAATATGAAATATATGCTAAAGCTCCTTTTGAATTTGATGCTTTTGCTGGTTCAATAATAAAAGATATTAAAGATAAATTAGAAAATGTACAAGATATCGATAAAGAAAAATATAAAGAATTTATTTATACTTTTTTTACAGAAATAAAAAATAAATCTTTAGAGGATGTAACTAATAATTCATTATATAAAAAACAAATGATGTATATATTAGCTACTCCTGATGATGAAAGATATAAAGCAGCTATAGATTTTTTACAAATATATATGAAAGATTCTAAATTAAGTAGAAGAATGTTACAAATGTTAGTTAGTGCTAATGTTATTAAAATACCACCTAAAATATCCTCACAATAGTTCGCGGTTTCCAATATCTACATATATTTATGGACAGCCTATAATAGCTGTCCATTTCTTATCCTCATGACAGCTTGGTAATTACACAACCCACTATTAAGATTCTCAATAATCTTATTTCCTAAAAACAAATTTAAGGATGGAAAACAAAAACCTATTTAAAGAGGCTATCGCCGACGCTAAAGCCGTTCGCGAAGCTGCGTTAGCAAACGCAAAAGCC